TTAAATTTTTTCCTGACTGGCGTCGTACACTTAATGAGTGTCAACGTTATTCAGTTGGTGGTAAAATAGATAGTGGCATTCTTGCTAGTTTATCTGATATTAAGTTTGAACAACTTGTAGATGCACTGAAAAATAAACAGTTTAATACGGTTAAGAAATGGGTTACCAATAACATGGATAATGAACCCTCTCATATATTTCGTTCTATATACGATAACCTTTCTTCAAAACTTGAAGCGAGAACTATTCCTCAAGCAGTGTTAATTATTGCTAACTATCAATATAAATCTGCATTTGTTGCTGATCAAGAAATTAATTTACTTGCTGCTCTTACTGAAATTATGGTTGAGTGTGAATTTAAATGAAAAAGTACAAAACTCCTTTGAGATACCCTGGTGGAAAATCTAGGGCAATTAAGTTTTTGGATAAACATATTCCTAGGAAATTTGAGAAGTACGTTGAACCATTTCTTGGTGGTGGTTCTATGGCACTCCACATCACTCAACAAAAACCTATAACATATATTTGGGTCAATGATCTTTATTACCCCGTCTACGCCTTCTGGAAGACCTTACAGCAGGACGGTGAACGTCTTACTCATGATCTAAGAGAACTTAAAACAGAACTTGGTGAGAGTATTGAAGCACATAAAGAAGCATTTGATAATGCAAAAAAACAATTGGATTCTGGCGATATGTATTCAACAGCGTTCAATTTTTATGTTTTAAATAAATGTTCTTTTAGTGGATTGTCTGCTACTTCTTCTTTTAGTAAGATGGCATCATATCAAAATTTTACACTTAGAGGAATTGATAAACTACCTGCAATTTCTGAGATCATTCAATTTTGGAAAATTACCAATCTTGATTATAGTGAATTTTTATATGGAAATGATGCTTTTTTATTTCTAGATCCTCCTTATGATATTAAAACATCATTGTATGGTAAAAATGGTAATATGCATAAAGGATTTGATCATGAGTTGTTTGCAGCACAATGTTGTAACTCAGAACAAAAGTGTATGATTACATATAATTCAGATCTTTATGTTAAAGAAAGATTTCCTAAATGGAAACAGAAAGATTGGGAACTCACTTACACAATGAGATCCACTGGTAATTACAATAAAAACCAAAAGAAACGCAAAGAACTTCTTCTTTTAAATTATTAATGAATAAATTTAGTCACAGTTTGACGGACTATCTTAAGTCCATTAACGAAAATAAAATTAATTTGATGGAAACTGATGATCCAGGATGGGAAAAAAATTACCCTTCCTGGATTATTAATAAGTGCCTGTCTGGTTTTATTGATACGGTTATGTTTGCTAATGAAATGAATACTTATCATGATATTAGTAATCGTATGCAGTATGATTTTTACATAAATACTGTTAGGAAGAGGAAGAGATTCTCTCCCTGGGAAAAGAAAGAGAAACTTGATAATCTTGATGCTGTCAAAGAATATTATAATTATAGTACTGAGAAAGCACAAGCAGTTTTGAAAATTCTAAATAGTAAACAAATTGATTATATTAAATCTAAATTAAACCGTGGAGGTAAAACGTAATGACTCAGGTTGCTGAGGTTCAGTGGACTCGTGAAAGTATGGTAGAGGTAACTTTATCTCAACCAGATGACTTTCTTAAGGTAAGAGAAACTCTTTCTAGAATTGGAGTAGCATCTAGGAAAGAAAAGAAATTATACCAATCCTGTCATATTCTACATAAACAGGGAAAATATTACATTGTACATTTCAAAGAATTATTTGCTCTTGATGGTAAATCAGCAAATCTAACATTAAATGATGTTCAACGCCGTAACAGAATTACTCAACTTCTTTCTGATTGGGGACTTATTTCTATTGTTAATACTAGCAGTGTTCTTGACATCGCTCCTCTTAATCAAATTAAAGTCCTTGCTTACAAAGAAAAAGGTGAGTGGCAATTAGAATCTAAGTATAACATTGGTAAAAAGAAAACTACCACATCAACTCTTCCTGAAATTCCAGTTTTAGATGTATAAATAAAGACACATAATATCTTTATTCATGACTCTAAATAAAAAACCAGTAGAAAAAGAATATGATGATGAAGACAAAAGTGAAGTTCTAGGTAATTTAGTAAAAGTAATTGTGCTTATATGGTCAGCATCTCTGCTTACATTTAGTTACGTACGACTCCCTAATGGTCAAAAGATTTTAGATTTTGATCCAACTTTCATCGCAAGTGTGTTCAGTGGATCACTTGCTGCTTTCGGTTTGTCCCCTGCTAGGAACGGCGGTGCAAAGAAAGCACCACCTATAGGTAAAAAGGAAGAAGAAAATGCAAAAACTAATTAACGGAATCGCCATCCTAAGTGGTGTAGTATCATTGACAGTAGTAGGTAGTGGTGTATTCATCTATCTACAAAAAGATGCTATCATTGATAAAGTAAAAGATAGTATTAAAGAACAAGTATTAGGTGGCGTAACAGATGCTCTCCCAAGTGCTATGCCTGAGATGCCTAAAGTAACTGGAGGTATAGTTCCTCCATCTTTCTAAATGGAAATTCCAATTATATCTTCTCCCGAAATTAGGGAGATTGAAATACCAAAAGTAGTAACAGAATATTATACTAGAACTGTATTACCTCCACCAGTTGTAGTAAATATTGGTTTGCCTGTTGTTGATATTCCTGGATGTGTTGAAGCACACGAAACTAACAATCCTAAAAACAATAAAATTAAAGAAGACGATCCTTCTGGAACTTACACACTGTGTGATGCTGGAGTTCCCAGTTATAATCCTATAAATTATAACCCAGAGGAAATGACTATTGATCGTCCAGCACCTGTACCTAATACTGAAATACCAGAACCACCAGAAGTAGAAGCACCTGAAATACCAAAAGATCTTAAAGAATTACAATGCCCTACAGAAGTACAAAAGTTAACACAACCTATTGGTACTCTTGTAGAAAGTGGAACTAAAAAAATTACTGAGTATAGATTGGTAGGAAAAGAATGTATACCAATCACTGAAGAGATTACTATTACAGATCAAATTATTAAAGGAATACCATCTGCAAATCAAGTTACAACAACTACATCAATTGCTGTTGTAGCAACCGCTGCTGCTGCAGCAACTCCTTTATTGCTAAGAGTTGTAAAACCTGTAATTAAACAACTAGCAAAAAAGATTAAAAAATTAATAGGTAAGAAAGTAGAAAAACCTTCCCGTGCAGAAATTCAAGCAAATGAATATCGTGCAAAGAAAGGTTTGCCTCCTTTAAAAAAGAAGTAAATTATAATTTAGAGTTATTACCGATAGAAATATCTTTTAAATCTTTTGGATTTGTGCTAGGTATTGTGTGTTTATGTTCTTTTACATGTGTTACATTATGTACTACGACATCTGAACATACCTTATAGTAAGGTGATTTTGGATGGAATGTAATGCCCTCTTTGAGCAAATTTCCACAATTTTTCAATCTTCCAATCTCAAAATCTAATCTTTTGTTGGCAGTTAATTGCTTCATCATTTCGATGTTAGCATTTGCTGCCTGTTTGCATTGTTCTTGTAATTCTTTATCTAATGGTCTAGACCATGTGGCACTAAAACCTATAGACAAATTAGTATTATTCTTTTGTCCTGTACGAGTAGGAATGTAGTAGAGTATATCCCCAGGATTGTCTAATAAACCATCTTCATCTAAATCTGACATGTCGTACACGGGATCCATATACATTTCTTCAAACGGATGCTGTTGTGAAAGCGATCCTGTTACGTATGGAGTAAAATTGACGGTAGGTCCTTGGCACTGTATACCATTCCCATAAGTATTAGTTATGTATGGTCCCTGAAGCACCTGGATTGCCTGATTAGTCACACTACCACTGGAGTTTGCTATGGGCGATGCGGTTGCACTTACACCCCCGACAGTTTCCGCCAGAGTGACAGGGACACTCGCAATGTTTGATAGACATACGATTATTGGGAGAAAATACTTGTTGTATCTGTTACGCTTTGAATTTCTGTTGTTCTTTGGATTATTGTATGATTTTGCAATCCAGCTCCAGAATAGGTCTCCGTAAATTGAAACGCTTCTCCTGGATTTGTTTGAACGAATGATGGTCTTTCGGTCACATTTGTCCATGTTGATGTCACTCCGTCTATAGTTACATTATTTGTTCCCGTACCTGGGGATAGATCTCCGTCTGCTGTTATTCCCGAACCCGTTACTGAATATTGATATCCTGTGGCATAATCCATAGAATTTATTGTCTCAGTTACAGTCGTAGTTGTCTCAGTATGAGACGACATACTACCTTGGGTAAAATTAGGGACGACAGGCACTGCTATGACTGGGTTTATGCCACTCATAGTGATTAACAAGAGGAATATTTTATGTGTATTCCTCATGCTATTAGTCGATCACGGTGATTTCGCTAACGAACTGTCCAATCGCACTAGTACCTGCTCCACCTGCAGTCACTGTAACGATTCCTGCTGAAGTTACGGTACCTGCTAGGTCACCTGGGGTGCCTGCTGCATAAGAGGTTTGATCTGAGAACAGTGAGACAGCACCAACACTTGGAGCAGATGTTAATACATCGTCCGCTTCTGTGTAAGATTGAGAAAAGCTAAACGCTGTGCCTGGGGTATCTTGAGTCGCCACAACGGTTCCTGGAGAATACACCCCTGATGCAATAGTTCCTGCAGATACAACGTTTGCATCATCACCGACAGCAGTATCAATATTACTACCAGAGATTGAGAAACTTGAACCAATTCTTGAAGCATCGGTTCTTGCTGCATCTACTGTTAGTTGAACAGATGATGCATGTTTAGAAATAATACCGCCAGCATTTGCTGCAGTTGTCGTCATCAGTAACATACCAAAAGCAATAAATACTTTTTTCATTTGTGAATTTGGATATTCAACGCTACTTTATTTATGTATAAATATACGTGAGATCTTTCGTGCGGTCTCTACTAAAGTCGGAACACCTTATGTAGTGGTACGGTTTATACCAAACCACTATTTTTTTGTGCATATAAATAGTGATGTCGCCTTCGGGGACACAATTTACACTCGCTTACTAAGGAGAACCATGACTAACATTCAGAGATATACTGCTGCCGATCTTCCAGAATTAATGGATAAGATCACGAGAAACAGCATTGGATGGGATGATTACTTCCAACAATTTTGGAATACAAATACAAACGCTAACTATCCACCATATAATATTGTTCATGTAAACAACGTTGAATCCAGATTAGAGATTGCACTTGCAGGATTTAAAAAGAAAGAAGTTAAAGTTTACACGGAATATGGTAAGTTAATCGTTGAAGGAACTAAAGAAGAAAAAGAAAAAGAAACATATAGTCATAGAGGACTAGCACAGAGATCTTTCTCAAGGTCATGGTCGCTATCTGATGACGTTGAAGTTAAAGATGTATCATTTGCAGATGGACTTCTTACAGTTACACTAGGCAAGATTATTCCAGAACACCATGCAAGAAAAGAGTATCTATAATATCAAATAAATAAATCAACAGGGGGTCTTGACAAATCGTTAAGACCTCTTTATAATATAAATTAAACCAACTATATTAAAATGGCAATAAAGATTGTTTCCCTAAAATCTGGGGAATATGTTGTGACTGAACTACAAGAAGCGGTTGATGATAAACAACGTAGACAAGCATTTGTATTCAACAACCCTCATTGTGTAAAGATTGAACCTCTTGAAGGTTCTGAATTAG